CTGTGGCGCAATTGGACGATGTGAGTAAGGGGGTTTCCAATATTCAAACGGATGTCGCGGTCCTAAAAAGCAAGCAAGATACGTCAGATCGTTCGTGGAGATTGATAACGCAGTTAGTAAAAAAAGGGACCGCCGATGTATCAAAAACTCTCAATGATGAGTAGGTGTGCGCGATGAAGCTCATTCCGCAGTGGCGTCAATTTTGGCGCATGACTTCGGTTCAACTCCAGGCAGCGGCCCTGGCTTTCTTCTCTTACATCACGGCGGTGCCAGATGCAGCGATTCAACTTTGGGGCCTTCTTCCGGTCGATATTCGGGAATCGTTTCCGCCCGGCTACGTCAAGTGGTTCGGAATCGCCCTCATCGCCATCGGGATCATTGCCCGAGTCGTCCACCAGCCCAAGCTCGATGAGCGAAAGCGGGCTGACGGTCCTTAAGCACTACGAGGGTTGTGAGCTAAAGGCGTACCAGGACGCGGTAGGTGTCTGGACGATTGGGTACGGCGATACCGAGAACGTCTTGCCAGGCATGACGATCACTCGCCAGGAGGCGGAGGATCGGCTTGAGCGCAGACTAGCCCGAGATTTCGAGCCTGGAGTGCGAGCGGCTATCACTGCTGGGATGCGCCAGGAGCAATTCGACGCGATGGTATGCCTTGCATACAACATCGGGGTAGGGGCTTTCGCTGGGTCGACGCTGGTGAAGCTGTTCAACGCTGGCGATATCCAACTCGCCGCGGATCAGTTCCCCCGCTGGGACAAGGCCGGAGGCAAATCGCTGAAGGGTCTACGCAAGCGCCGTGCAGCTGAACGTGCGCTGTTCTTGGGCGCCAACGCAGCCTATGCCATCGCCGCGGGAGATAAGACACCATGAGCATCCTACTAGCCGAATACTGGCCAGCGATCGTAGCCGGTCTTGCACTGGTGGCAGCGGGCTTGGGTATCCGCCTCAAGGGCAAGTCTGATGGGCGCGAGGAAGTACGCAACCAGATCAACAAGCAGGCGGTCGAGGCCGCCAAGGAATCGCGCGATGTGCAAGCTAAAGTCAATCGGATGGACGACGGCGGCGCTGCTGCTGAGCTTCGCAGCAAGTGGATGCGCGACAAGGGAGCCGGTGGGCGCTGAGTTCTGCATGGTGGCGTTGCCTATTTTCATCAGCCAGCATGACGAGCTGACGGACGGGACGGCTCGGCAGATCCTGGTGCACAACGAGCTGGGCGCAAGGCTGTGCGATTGGCCAGGGGCCGACGACTAATCCTCCTGTGGCCCGCGCTCCTTCGATAACTTGATCTCGTCGTCAGAGCCTATCTCGCGCACCCAGGAGCCGCACCCTTCGTCCGGGAACGTCGCGGCGATGGTGAATTCTGGATCTCGGCGACAGTACGGCCTGCGCCCCTCGTCGGTGGTTTCACCGTGCCAGTGGGTACAGGTCCAGCAGCCACCAAGCTTTGGGGGCATGGGCTTGAAGTAGGACATGGCTGTATGAATGTACAGCCTTTTGCTGTCTAAAACTAGCTGAGCTGCCCTTCAAAATCAAGTGGTTACGAGGCCCAATACTCCCTATCTTTTTAGACAGGCGCGCGCTTTAAACGCTGAATAATCAATGTCTTACCTCCGATTTTAGACAGTCTGACCGAATACTTTGCATGCCCGGAGAGGCGCATAAAATAAGGCCCCCGGCTCATCGACTATTAGATGTCTAAAACTACTTGCCCGTCCGGGTCGGTCCCTTAACCAATTTAGGGCGCTTGTCGCGTAGGTATATCCTAGTCGTTCTGGTGTCAGAGTGACCTAGGAGCGCAGTAGGATCTATGCCTTGAGACTCGGCATCCGTACCTGACATTGCCCGTAAGTCGTGCAGGGTGACGTCGCTAGCTCCAGCGGAGATTGCAGCGTCTTTGAACACACGCCAAACGTTAGAACCCAGGCGGATATTCCCCCCTCTGCCAGCGATCAGATAGCGCGTCCGCAGCCCTTCTGAGATAAGCGACGCCGCCCTGTCTGTGACGGCACGTAGGTCAGGCGTCCATTCAACGACGAGCCGCTTACCCGTTTTTTGCTGCTCAAAGTAGATGCCGTCTTCCTGTAGGTGGTGGCGCTCAATTTTTAGGATGTCACCAATACGCTGCCCGGTTAGATAGCAAAGGTCCATTACGCACTGGAGCCACGGCGGGCATTTCTCGTAGATAGCCGCGTACTCGGCTGGCGTGATGAGGCGGTCCCTGGACTTTTGAACGAACCGCTTTACGCTTACGCAGGGGTTTGCCTCTACACGCCCACGGTCTAGCGCCCACTGGAAGACAAGCTTGAGGACGGTCAATAGGCGATTGGCCAGCGCTTTACGGTCTGAGTACCCATCCAGCATTTCAACTACGTCACCGTGCCGGACTTGGGCTGGGTAGAAATCCGCGAAGGACTCGCGGAGTAGGGCTGCGCAGTACTCGTACTGTTTTCGAGTTGACTCTGAGACGTTCCTGGTCAAAATGGGTAGCGCTTCATCTATCAGCGCTGGCATCCCATCGGTGGGCGCGGCTACTATCCTGGCGTATTCGGTCAAAGCGCTATGCAGGTCTACCCCAATCTTGCGCCACTTACCCCCCTTAACGTACCAATACGCGCCGTGCTTCTGGTACACGCACGCGGGGAGGTGTCGGTCCTTGGTTCTTGGTCGCATGGCCTAATGCTGCCTCCATAGCGGCCCGAAGAACCACGGGGGTTCCGTCTGGGCGAATTTTGAAAGGGATGGCGAGGAATTTGAGGGCTTCTATCTGCCCCGTCTTCCTGGCCTTCCCGGTGAGTTCGATCAGTTCCTTTTGGGAAAGCGTGAGCATATCGCCTCCAAAACGAAGCCCGCGCTAGGCGGGCTGTATCCAGTGCTTCTTTGTGGTGTCCAGCAGGCGCTGGATTG